TAAAATGAAAGCATTCGGACCGTCACTCCCGCCAATGGATGAAATAAGACGGCTTAATAAAGATTTGGTTAAAATTCTTGAGTTATTAAAAGGACATGCTAAGAAAATAGATTCTTTTAACAAGAAGTTAGAAAGCGTAGAAGAGGCTGTCTATTGCATTTCTCAAAACATTCAAAGAATTAGATTTTTATACACGAAGGAGCAAGATGATTAAATTAAAAGTAAAAATTAAAGTGGACGCAACAACGTATATGCATACAGAATTTCTCCCTGACGACTATAACGTATCCAAGTCAAATCCAGGCCTGGAACGGCTAGTAGAAGATGTTTGTGTTAATTCACATATCGATAACATAAAAGATGGCACTGTAACGGTAGTAGCAACGTTCGAATGGTAATAAAAAAGGGTAGCATTACACTACCCATATATTAGAAGCCAAAGCCATACTTTACGCATAGACCTGGTGTTAATGAAGTCACATTATGAGTATATATGTAATGTGGATAGTAGATCTCTAATTGAATAAATCGAGGTGGACTATCAACTGATCTAAATTCTTTCCCTAGTACAAGGTTCGCTCCTAAGACCCCTACTCTTTCGTCTCCAGAGAATGCTATAGCTGCTCTAACGCCGCCCCCAATGTAAACCTCATCTATATAACGATAGAAGTTAAAATCGCCCTGTAGAGCGTTAGCAATGATTGCTGTTGTGAACTTTATTGATGTGTCTACCGCAAAATTACCTGCTTTATACCTATATCCCGCATCAACCCCAGGCAATGGGATCGGGATTGGGTGAATATGTATCCCAAAGTATGGAAAAGATTCGTTCTCAACCCCTACGTCCATTTCATAGCCCGGTATTTCAGGGTTATCTTCAGTTGCTTGACTACTTGCAAATGCTCCACCTGCCATGACTATTAAAACTGTTATTAATTTCGTGAGTTTTTTCATAAATGTCTCCTTTTGTTAAATAATTGTTAAAGTACAGTGCTCATTAAAAAGCATGTGAGTGTCCCCACTGCTAAAAATACCAAAAATAATCTTTGCTTAGTCGAATATATCCTATTTTTTTTATAAATAAATTTACTCATTAGTAAGACCCTCCGCCTTTTTGTCTACCTTCTTCAGTTAAAAACGCTTCTTCTGCTATCTCTTCCTCATCAGGATATTCACCTTCATTAGGGTAGAATTTAGAAACATCCGGATCATTGTTAATAGTAACAATTGGTCTCGGTGCTTCGCTGCTTCCCATCAAAATAAATGCTAAAACTATAAATAAATATTTCATCTAATACCCTCATCTGTTATACTTCTAATGTAGATTTTAAAAGAATTAATGAAAAGAAATAAATATAATCCGTGAAAAATATAAGGAATAAGGAATGGAAGAACCAGCACCAGAAAAAATAAAAGTTGTCTACACTTATCACCTACCAGATCACGATCATGAACTGAAACTAGTAAGACTAGCTGTTCCGTTCTTTTCAGCGCTGTGGGATATCCACAATGAATGCCGCACGATCCTAAAGAATGGCCCACGTTCAGGTGAAGGGGTGGAAGAGTTTGCGGAAAGAATAAATGAAATGTGTTTTGATTCAGGTTTTATGGAGATAGAATAAAGCGTTGCTACCAAATTGGTAGGTTTCGGTAGTCAATTGGTAGAACAGATAAAAACAAAAGGTAAACGATGAATAAGACGGAATGGGTCAGCGTTAGAGATCAGATGCCCGAAGAAGGTGACAATGTTCTTGTTTATGCAACAAATGGAAGAGACTGTGGTAAATCCATAGCTTACTATTTGGACTATAATTGGTGGGGAGGAATGTGCATAGGAGAAAAGATTTCTTTTATTGATATATTCTATCCTGATGGAGGCCGAAGCAGATTGCCTTCTTCTGATATAACCCATTGGATGCCACTTCCCGAACCCCCAAAAGAGAAAAAATAAATGTATTGCAAGATATGTAAAAAGAAGGCTTCTTATAATACAAGGAACGATGCTTATTACTGTGAGAGATGTAATGAATGGCTAGAGAAAACTTGTAAGCATGAAAAATGCGAATTTTGTAGAGATAGACCAATAAAAACAAACAAGACTGAAAATGACTAAAGACGAAAACCCCCGGGATATGATCATTACAATTAAAAGCTTAATCGAAACTTGCGTGAAGGCTCTCGAGCAATCCGATGAAAAAGACGTTAGAGAAACACTGTTCTTTGTCTTGTTGCCCCTAATCGATGATTTGGCACGTAAAATAAAAAGCAACTAAGACCCATTCTGATAAGGGTAGCCCACGGGCGAGATAAAGAAAGAGTGTGATAGGCTTTTAGCCACCAGCATTAAACAAGCACACGCTGAGATACAAAAAGAATTGAGAGAGCAGGGTTTACGCCTTATATCGTTAGCTAGAGAGCTTTATCCGATACCTAAAGAAAAGGAAAAATACAATGACTAGGAAAAATACAATGACTAAATTGCTATTATCAATCTCAATTGTTGTAGGCTATTTCTCTATAGTTGCAGTTGTAGTATTATTTCTAGCCTGTAAAAGATTACAGCCATACAACTTTATATTTTTCGCATTATGTTTAGGTTCGATTTTAACCTGGATAACATATACGGCTCTACAAGACGCCTAAATTATCGCTCTATTTATCTTATAGGGGATGTCCTCCATCTTCTTTCTGTATCTGTATTCAGATATCGTAGCCTCCGCTTTGTCGCAATACTCCTTTGCAGCCTCATAACTGCTAAATACACACGATATAGACTTCAAACCCCGACGACGGATTTGCACCCTCCATTTAAAGGGTTTATATTCCTGTATTGATCCCATTTATTCACCCTCTGTTTTTCATTATTATGTCTCTTGCGTCTATCAAGTTCCCATCACCATCTTTTATGCAGTAAAGTCTAAACTCTCTTCTAAACTCCTTATCAAGTTTATCAAAGGAATCTTGGCACTCTTTGCATGAGCAAGGTTCACCGTCTTCATGTTCTTCATATTCGCTCATCTTCATTCTCCTTTTAGCGACTTATAAATTTTAGAGAGCTTTTTTTGTATCTCATCAAATTCTTTTTCATTTTTTTCGATTTCTCTAAATTCTTCTGAAGAAATCTCGCACATGCAATCCCAGTCTTTTTTTTTGTAGTCTTTTGATACTTCTTCAATTTTATAACAGGGGAACCACTCATCTTGAGTTATTTTTATTCTTTTATTCATCTTCATTCTCCTATAGGTGGCTTTGCATTTGGAACGCTAGCTGTTCGTTATGCAGTCTCGCTGTGGCTTCTTCCATTTGACTGATAAACGCCCCCAATGATATCTTTCCACCCACATAGCGATCTAGCTCTTCTCTGATTTTGCTTAATATTCTATCTTCATTGTTCATCTTCATTCTCCTGGTGGTTTGTAAGAAAGACTTACTTTTTTGCTTTGTATGTCTTCAATTTCGCAAAAGCTCTCGATATTCAACGGGTGCATATAATGTTTATAGGTTTCGTCAAATAGCCAAGCTGCACAATCAGAATTTTTATATTTATTTAATTTCTTCTGAAGCGCTTCTAAGGTATTAGCTTTGATAAACTTTGTTTTGCATGTGCAATCTCTAAGTTTTACTTTTATCATCTTCATTCTCCTATCGTTAACGTTTGTTATTTATTACCCTATAATTGCACACACCACCATTAATATCAATACATAAAGATTCTTTTTCTATATCCCACTTGCTCTTAGTCATTAAAATAATTTGACCTTATTAAAACATTCCCTTACATTGAAAATAAAACAGGTTGTTATATGGCCGCTGCTAAAGGGAACACATACACGCAAAACAGAAAGATTAATCCTAAATATACAGATGAACAAATTGACCATATTATAGAAAAATTGTTGGATTGGGCTTATAATTCCGATGAGATTTATATTGCTGGATTTCTTTATAAAGAGTTTAAAAGGTCAAAAAATTGGTTACATCAACTAGCAAGAAGTCATAAAGAATTAGAGGACGCTATTGAGACAACAAAAGCTCTTATAGCAACAAAGATTGGGAACCATTCGTTCATGGGAGACCGAAATTCAACGTTTGGTGAGAAGATTTTACCCATGTATTGTAAAGAATATAAAGCTCTATTAAAATGGAAAGAAGAGATCAAACAAAAAGAGTTAACGCAACAAGAAGCGAACTTAATCGTCAAGGCGGTTAACTATCAAAAGAAACAATCCGAATAATGGTTGAAGTAACCATCCCTCACAACTTCGAACCTAGACACTATCAGTTGCCCTTTTTGCAAGCTATGGACTCAGGTTATAAGTACGCTTGTTTAAATTGGGCACGAAGGCACGGCAAAGACAAAACCGCATTCTGTTACCTCATCAAGAAGATGATTGAAGAGGTGGGCAACTATGGGTATGTCTTTCCCACCGGGTCGCTAGCAAGAGAAGCAGCATGGCAAAATATCGACAAAAACGGTTTCAAGCTTTTAGATCATATCCCCGCCCGGTTAATCAAAAGGAAATTAGACAATCAGATGTTCATCGAGCTTGTTAATGGCTCTACGCTCAAGCTTTTCGGATCAGATAGACAAATATCAGTAGGTACAGCATACAAAGGACTCATCTTTTCTGAGTTCGCCCTTCAAAACCCAACAGCATATCTATATCTAAGACCAGTAGTGCTTGAGAATGACGGATTCATTGTAATTGTGACTACACCAAGGGGTAAGAATCACTTCTATGACTTATGGGAAATGGCAAGGAAGAATAAAGCCTGGTTCACGCAAAAGGTAACCTGGAAAGAAGGCGGGGTTTTCACCGAAGCAGACATACAACAAGAACGAGATGCCGGAATGTCTGATGAGATGATAAGAAGTGAGTATGAAGTAGACTTTACCGGTCTAATAGGCTCGTACTACTTAAAATACATAGATCAAATGAGGCTAGAAAACAGAATTGGCAATGTCCCTTTTGATAGTACAGCGAAAGTATCGACTGTATGGGATCTAGGAATAGGCGATTCGACAGCAATAATATTCTTTCAGGTCATAGGAAATGAAGTACACATCATTGATAGCTACGAAAACAATGGGGAAGGGCTCGAACACTACGCAAATGTGCTAGACAAGAAGCCCTATTTGTATGAATCACACTACGCACCGCATGACATAGAGAATAGAGAGCTTGGTACAGGTCTTTCTAGGAAGTCGGTGGCACAAAACCTAGGTATTGACTTTATCACGCTGCCAACGCTACGTATGAGCCTTTCTGATGGAATAGAGATAGCAAGGGGAACTTTCAATCGTGTCTGGATTAACGAGAAAACCTGCATCTCTCTAATAAAGGCGTTAGAGAACTACCGGAAAGAGTTCGATGAAAAGCACAATGTCTATAAAGAAAAGCCGGTACATGATCAATTCTCCCATTTTGCGGATTCATTTAGGTATATGAGCATAGCTATAAAAAACCTAAGTGGTTCGGGGATGACAAAAGCAATGCTGGATAATCTGAAAAGAGAAGTTAGATTCGATATGGGATAGAAAGGTTCTATTGTAAAATAAAAACTTTCTTAATATTGTATATTTTATTTAAAGGGGGAAAGTATGACTGCATACAGTTTAAGGGGGTTCGAAGAATTCCAGGTTGACGATAATGACAAAGACATTAGTGCATGGCTTCAAGAGATCTACAACGACACAGCAACAGAGACGCAAGCTCGATGGTTACAACAGGCGATAGACGCAAGGTTTTATGCTGGGGATCAAAGCGTGTGGGAGGATGTCTATCCAAATTTACCCACGAACCGCAAGAAGCAATACAATTTCAACAAGCTCAAACGTATCATAAACATGGTATCAGGGTATCAAAGGAGAAATCGAAAGGCTTTAAATGTGCTGCCGATAGAGAACTCAGACCAACAAACGGCGGATCAATTTTCCAAACTACTTGTATGGGCAAATAACAGACAAAACACTTTATTTACGATTTCCGATGCCTTTCTAGGGGCTCTTATATCGGGGATGAATCTCTTATCTGTATGGATGGATTACAGAGAAGATCCATTTTCCGGGGATTTAAGGGTTGATAATGTGGGGTATTCCGGCTACTACATAGATCCGTACTTCAAGAAGACGGATCTTTCAGACTGCAACTATATTTGGACAAGGAAGTTCTTATCTAAAAAGCAAATAATTGCATTAATGCCCGAGCGAAAGAAAGAGATCATGAACATGAGTGGAAGTTCCAACAAGGATGGGTATTTCAATTTCCTACCGGAGAGCCAAAACATTACAAACCGTAACTTACTGCCATATGATGAATTCTGGCACTTAGACTATAGGGAAGGAACATTAATCTTTGATCCGAAGAATGAAAAATCTATTGAATGGACTGGTTCAAAAGAGAACCTAAGTCTATTCATGAGAATGAATCGAGGGTTAAGAACAAGGAAGATACAAAAACAGACAGCTAAGTTGGCGATTAGAGTTAATAACAGGACATTTTATAATGGTTCTAACCCCTACAAAATAGATAGATACCCATATGTGCCAGTAATGGGATATTACCAACCTGATTTGCCGAACTATGCTGATAGAATGCAAGGGATGGTAAGAGATCTAAGAGACTCACAGTTCATTATGAACAGGAGACAGCAAATACTTTTAGACGTATTAGAGAGCCAGATCAATTCTGGGTTGAAGGTAATGGAGGGTTCGTTGGTAGATGACAAGGACGCCTTGAAATCAGGTCAAGGGCATACGCTCTTTATCAAAAAGACTGCACCCTTGGGGATGGCTTCCGTAGAAAAGATACAAACCGGGGAAGTATCGCAAGCGTTTGTACAAGTGATAGACCAAATGAATCAAAGCATGATGGATATATCCGGAGTAAATGAAGAGCTATTAGGATCAGCAGATGATGACAAAGCCGGAATTCTTTCGATGCTAAGACAGGGGGCGGGACTAACTACACTACAAATTTTATTTGATAATTTGGATGAATCGATGAAGGTAGTAGGCAACATAGAAATTGAGATGATGCAAAAGAATTTCACACCTTCAAAAGTGGAAAGAATAACAGGAGAGCCACCAACGGAACAATTCTTTGATAGGACATTCCAGAAATACGATTGTGTTGTAATAGAAGGAAGTGACACCCCAACACAAAGGATGACGGCATTCAAACAGAAGCTATACTTGAAAGAAATAGGGATTCCAATCCCAACTGAAGACTTATTAGAAGAGGCTAATTTCCAGAATAAGGCTGAGACAATCAAGAAGATACAAGAGCAAGAGCAACAAAAGGCTCAAATGGAACAAATGCAAATGCAAATGCAGATGAAGGAGCTAGAAGCGAGAGCAAATTTAGCAGATGCAAGAGCAGCAGCGGATAGAGGCTTAGAGATTGAGAGGAAAACCCGCAGCATAAGTAATCTTAGCCTTAGTGAAGAACGTCGAATGGAAGCAATCAAGGATCTAAATCAAAGCGAATTAAACAAAATAAAGGCTATCAAAGAATTACAGGGGATAGATTTAGCTCAGATAGAACAAGCATTGGCTATAATTTCAGCATTAAAGGAGCAAGAGGTTTCGAAAGTGAAAGAAGCTAGTCCAGTAAGCCAGCCAACAGGAGGAGTATAGATGCCATTAAAAGCCGGAAAATCAAAAAGGGTAGTAGCATCTAACATAAGAGAGTTAAGGCAGTCGGGGAGACCGCAGGCCCAGAGTGTGGCTATTGCTATGAACGCAGCGGGAAAGGGCCGAAAGAAAAAGAAGCCTAAAAAATAAAACTGACTTTAATTAATCATAAAGATGATGTATCAATAGAAACAGGGAAATCTATAGCAGCCTTTTAGGCTGCTTAGTAGTGGGAACGCTAGCTCCCTCGTTCTCTTTAAACATGTTGAACAACAAAGAGGAGGTTGAGAGGTATGAGATACCGAGAAACCAAAGCTAAGAAGGGATCTAAGAAAGATTCTAAGTTTGTAGAGAAAAAGGAAGCGAATTATGGAACTAGATATAAAGGGGAGCTTTCTCCTAAAAGCGATATAGTTCAAGAGCCATACGGTGCTTCATATAAATCACGTTACAAATAATTCACATTTTCCCCTCATGTTAAATTAATTTTTATTGACATGGGGGTTTCTTTTGTCATAATAGCAGCATGACTATAGTGGATATAAATCAAAAGTTAGCAGATACCAGGGAAGAGCATCTAAAGTTATTGGACAATCCTATTGAAGCGGGTGAATTAGCTCATGAGATGGGCAAGACCTATATGAAGCAACTTCATAAGAGCATAGAGAACAGTAGGAAGCTTGAATTACCTAAGATCTGGATAGTAGTAATAACAAAGAAAGACCCGACGCAACCCCGAAAGATAAAGATAATGATAGGGATAATGGACAAGAAGCTAAGTTACATGAGGGAAAACGCTGACTTATGGAGTTATGACTATAGGAAAGAGGAACTCAAGGTACATTGGTCGTTACCACACAGAACAGACATGACAAATTTCCTTGCATCGCCTGAGAAATACAGTAAAGAGATAGTTAGGTGGATAAAGGCATTCATAAAGCAAGACGGGATAAACCTATTAGATTCGTCATCACAAATAATTAGATAATCTTCTAAATTCCAACCATATTAAAATTTAATTTGCAACAAATAAAGATTTTAGTAGTATCAAAACATCGCTAGTCAGCGTAAAGACTATTTTATAAAGCGTAACCGGGATTCGCAATCTCAAAAGGGGGACTATGACCGAAGAAGAGGCACAAAGCGTAAACAATCAGGAGCTCGCTACACCTGAAGCTGAATCAGAGGAGGTAAGTCTAGAAGTTTCTCAAGACCAACAAAACCAACAAGACGCAAGCATACCCGCTGAGGGAACAAAAAAATATAACTGGCGTCAGATGGAAAAAAGGAATGAGGAGCAAGAGAAAAAGAATGCAGAGTTAGAGAGCAGAATCAACGAATTGGTGCGTAGCCAAGAGGGAAGGAAACCTACGGAGTCAGTAAAAGAAGAAGACGAGATCAATTCTTTAGCTGAGGACGACATAATAACAGCCGGACAAGTCCGAAAGTTATTAGCACAAAAAGAAAAGGAAACCTTACCAGAAAAGACACGTAGCAAATTCGATGATTTTGATTCAATAATGACTCAAGCAAACATAAAGAAATTTGAAACCGAAGAGCCTGGACTTGCTGAAGCATGTACGAAAGCAGGAAATCCTTGGGAAGCGACTTATAAAATATTAAAAAAGTTTATAGTACCACAGAAGCAAGCAATGGACACAAAAGCCGAAGAGAAGATGAACGAAAACCTCTCTAAGCCGGCATCCTTAAATTCCGTAGGAAGGACAGGGCCGTTATCTAATGCTAACATGTGGGCAGAGGCGTCAAAGGAAGACTTGTATCGTGAGATGATGGAGGCAGCACGAAAGGCTTGATAACAAAGGGTAAAACATGACAACAACTACCAATATTTTGCCACAACCAGTGCAGCAAAAGTTTGTAGCGAAATTGTTATCTACTCCACAATCAAGATTAATACATAAGCTTGTAGCTGATCCATACACAATGCCTGACGGATCTGGTAATATTGTAAGGAAAAGAAGATATACAAGACTTGACACTGCACCAGTGCCGGTTAATCCAGCGATGATGAATCCACCATCGCAACAGCAAAGAGTAGTAGACATTGACGCAAAAATCGACTGGTATGCTACGTATGTAGTCATAACAGAAGAAGTAACAAAAACCAATCAAGACCCCGTATTAAATGGAACGACAGCTAGACTCGGTCAATCTCTTAGAGAGACTGAAGACGAACTAATTCGTTCAATGCTTGAGGCGACAGCGTCCATAGTAAATTGTACTGGGGGAGTGAATGGCGATAATCCAACTGAGGTCGTACGTTCGGATATTGATGGTGTGATAGCCACTCTCCAGCATAACGATGGAGAATTTGTTAGCGAGATGATAGGAGGCGAGAATAAATTCGGAACAGGTCCGATAAGAGACGCCTATTTTTGCATGGCAGATACAGGATTAATTGGACAATTAGAAAACGTAAACGGCTTTACCGCTAAAGCAGGCTATCCAAATGATAAGGGTACCTTAGCGTCTGAGTGGGGCAGTATTTCTAATGTAAGATTTTTCCTATCCTCAAGAGGTTCTATAGACACAGCAGCATCTTTATTAGGAGATAATGTATACAATATGTTTGTAGCAGCGCAAGAATCCTATACATGTATAGATCTTAGCGGCACAAAAACAAACGTAATTTACCATCCACCAGGATGGGGAGATGACCCATGTGAACTAAGACAAACTTTAGGATACAGGTTTGCCTATGCTTCACGCATCACAAACGATGCTTGGTTAATTAATCTTAGAACAACACTAGCTTAAGGAGGCAACTATGAGTACACCAATGTCATTGATAGCTCAAGGTAGTTTTACTTCTGCTGGAACAGCAACTACGATTGAGTTACCACAAAGACCACATTATTTTGTGGTAGAAAACCGTTCGTTATGGTCAACAGCACCAACAGCTGTTGTTAGATCATGGATTTATGATGGATATGGCGATGGCGCTGCATCTACACTAACCGAAGGCGGAGGAAGTGCATTAACAGCAACAACAATAGCAGCAGGTGGGGCGGGATTTACATTTGTAGATTTAAGCCAACAAGCGCCTGGGCCATTTGTAGCTGTAGGAACGGCTGTTACTGCGGCTAATCCCGCTGTAGTAGCTGATGCTTCTGCGGCCGGCGTAGCACCTACGGTGGGAGATATTGTAAGAATGTACAATACAACTGCAATGTTACAAATCGGTGGATTAGATTTCACAGTTACAGCAACCACTCCGGGAGCTTCATATACTTTAGGGTATTTGGATGCTACACTAGGGGGTTTTGCTGCTACTGCTGCGACTAATGCAGATTTTAGAATTATTCCACAAAAATTTTATTCACCAACAAGACGTTACATAGTAGATATTTCAGTTGCAGCTGCAGCTGTTATAAATGTTTCTGTCGCACACAATTATGTAGTTGGAGATATTTTAAGAGTTTATTGTCCTACTGCGTTTGATATGGTAGAAATAAACGGAATTCAAGGAACTGTAACTGCAGTAACTGCAAATACAATAACAACAGACATTAATTCATTGGGTTTCACACCTTTTGATTTCCCTACGTCTGCTGTTGCAGGAGCGGGGGTATCATTCCCACATATCGTACCGGTAGGTGAAATAGCTACAAAGCTAACTTCAGCTATAAAAAACGTAGGATATTTTGGAATGTATCTTGATACAGGAGTTGTTGGTGCAGGTACCAACGTAATGGATTGGATGGCATTTTCACGAGATTATACCATTTAATAAGTAAAAAAGAGGGGGGTTAAATATCCCCCTCAATTTAAAAGGAGTAGCGAATGACTTTTGTAAAGGAATTTACGATAGGGACAAAAAGAAAGAGAACAAAAGAAGAGTTAAAGAAGGCGGAGGATCTAAGGGTAGAAGCTAGGGATAGAGATTCTAAAATGGTTAAAGGGGTCTTTAAGAATGTAGAAGCAGAAGGAGGCGATTTTACTTTTACATATAAAAAATACAAAGAAGACTCGTATAAGACATATACATTAGTAGATGGAAAGACATATACGA